AGACTTATTCATTTCGCCTTTGATAATGTCAGCAAGTTCAGCTTTCGCAATCATCATACCTTTTTCTATTGCTAGATTAAGGTCTGGTGATACTGCTGTACCAACACCAAAGATACACATTTTATCTTTGTCTTTACCAAACGTTGGTGTATCACACGCTTTCTTTTCAGAAAAGTCAGCCATATACCATTTTGGTACTGTATTTAAAACTTTTCCTTTCTCATTTTTCATCTTATAAGTTGCTGAACAGTTAGCCACTAAAAGGCCTGCTACTACAACTGATACTAGTTTTATCACTTTATTCATAATTAATTAACCTCACTTTTTATAGTATATACTATTTCTTGTAATTTGTCAAGTCCGAAAGAAATATGTTCTAAAAACTCACTTCCAGACATTCCAGTTACAATAACTAGTATTAGTGAGAGTATGATTATATTCTTAATCATTGTACCTCCCATTCACCATTTATTTTTAAACACGTCTTTCCTGGTGTTTTAAAGGCGTGTCCTGACCGACTATAATATCGGCAATATTCTGGAGCTGAAACGTCCCTATAGTAAAATTGAGCAAATAACTCCCAATAACCTGGTGTGTCAATACCCTTTTTACCATCAGCACACTCCAAAATTTCTTCTTTCATAATATCATCACCTTTTTGTTTGATGATGACTTTAACAAAACAATATTGACCATCAGTTTTTTCAGGCGATATTGTTTTAATTTTACTATGTAATATTTGTTCACCTGAAAATGCTATACTTACAAGACCAGGTATTAAAAGTAAAACCAAAAATATTAAAAATAAAGTTCTTTTTTTATTCATCTTTTTTCAATCCACTGTCCATCTGGTAGTTGACACGCTGTACCAAACACCATTTTTCTATTTACACCACCAACACCAATCAATGGCCAATTGTTTGTAATATCTACTGTAGCGTCATAGTCTTTACATTTAATAGGACCTTTTTGATAGGTACTATAAGTTTTTATAATGCCAGAATTTCCTGTTTTTGAATTAAACCAATTTGTATATGATGAACCTGTAGGACTTGTATTTAAATGATCTACAAATACAGCGTTGTGTACATCATAATCAGAATTATACATAATTTCAGCACCAGCAAAAGCGCCTGTCACAGCACAAGTAGCTATCACATATGGATTATCCATACCCATAGAAACACAGGCACCAGTTGTGGTAGTAGAACCTAACACAGCACCGGTCTGTGACCTATTTAATGTACAGTTAGTTAAAAATAAACTAACTACTAAAATCCATATTATTTTGTCTAATTTCATTACAAATTTTTTCACTATCCACACTTTTGATTATATAAAAATCAGCGTTATTATCTATAACATATTTAAAAAACCCTTTTGATTGCCAGAATACTTCCGCTCTAGCTGTAATAGGTCTAATTAAATGTGTACCATCATTGGCACTTGTACAAACAAAATCTTTAGTCATTGTTTTGTCCTGTTAAGTTTGAAAATAAAGATTTAATCTTTGACCAATTGGCAGCGTTTTGTTCTTTACCTTTTTCCCATTGCACTTTTTGATATTCTTTTATATCTGTCCATTCATTGACCACAAAGTTTTTAACTTTTGTATCAATTGTTTCTTCCGACTTTGCCATCATAGTTGTCATTAAAACTAAAATAGTTATCATCATCATTGTTCTCATACTATATTTTCCTTCCCATAGTTTTAAAATCCTTACTATCAACTATCATGTAAGGACCCTTATTGTAGGCCACACTAATTGTTTTACCGACAGGTAGTTGTGTAGCATAACCTCTTTTGTATGTACTACCGTCAATCTTGTCACTTGTTGGTACTGTTTGTTTACATTTGTAATTTGGCATATCATAGCCGTCAAATGAAGAAAAAATCTCACCAGTATCAACATCAATATTTACACCCAAAGACTTAATGTATTGGTTGAGTTTCTTGTTTAGGTTTTCTAACTTCTTTTTTTTCACCGTTTTCATATATAAAGTATTCAAGTTCTTCTTGTTGTTTTTTCTCGGCATAAGTCATATTAAACACTCTTTTATAAAAAGCGTCAATAGGTTTTGGAGCAGACCAATCATCAATTAAGTTCTGTAGTTGATCTGTAGTCATAGAAAGATTACTAAAGTTTTTAGGCGCCTTAATCATATCTTCTTTTAGAGCGGAAAGATAAGCGACTCTGTGTGTGTAGGTCTCTTTCTTCTTACTTTGATCTTTTTGAGTCACGTCTTTAAACTCGTTAAATATCATTTCTTTAGTGTAAAACATATATTTGTCCTTTTGTTAGTTATTTGAGTTAATAATATCATAAAACCATTGGATTGTCAAGCCTATAAAAATTGTTGATTTTACTAGTTTTTTTACTCCTGGAACTGACCAGGACACGCCAGGATTGGCGATTCGTAGTCTGTGTGAGTAGTATATCATCTACTTTTTTCTACCTATAATTGATTTTAGTTTATCTTGTATATCTACCATCAATGAGCCTAAAGTAAAAACTAGGTACATATAAACCTCTTTTGAATATACAACTAAAATGGCAGCCATTAATATAAAAAACAATAATATAAACATATCCATATTATTTGTCCTCCTTTTCTAGTTCTAATGAAGTGTGTATATCTGATTGTGTTTTTGCCCACTCATCAAACGCATTTACTTCATTTTGTAGTTTATCTCTATAAGTTTGTAAAGTGATTTTAGCATTTACCACTTTTTTTTCTGTTTCTTCTTTGTTATTATAATTGATTTTATTTAAATCATTCAATGCTGATTCTATAATATCAATTGTTGATATTGTTTCTATCATAGTTCTCCTATATTCCCAAGGCTTTGATTGTTTGTTCTTCGGTGGTTGGTAATGGTTTGCCTTGTTGTAACCAATCAACCATCATTTCAAAATAAAAGGCCTCATCTTCTTTACCGTTGGCCTCTAAAATTTGTGTTGCTATTTTAAAAAACTTTAAAGTGGTCATATCTTTCATAGTAGGATCAATTGCTCTTACTACTTTACCTGGTCTTTGATTACTCATCATTTCCTCCTGATTTAAATTCTGGTAAATGGTTAAGATTGGCAAATCTACCATTCTTATCAACAGCATACGCCAAGGTCTGTCTATGTGTCTTAATAGTCTTTTTAAACAAGTCTTTGGCCTCTTTATAAGTTTTTACCATAGTTTTGGTACTTCTATCCAATGATCGCCATTCCATAATAGAATATTCTACAGCATTATCTATCACGCTTTGTTCCCACTCGTTTGGTTTATTGTCCATTTTCTTCCGCATATATGTCTATTTCTACATCACCCATTTCTTCAGCATACTCATCATCTGTATAAGCTACTTTACCAAGATAGTCTGTAGAAGCACCATCTGTATAGTTGGCGTCAACCATATAAGTTGTTACGCCTTCTTTTTCATCTGTGATTTCAGCATTAACCATTGAATGATTAATACCACCAAAGTCAGTAAACTTATGATCTGCTTCAGCTTTGTTATTTGCTAATACGTCTTGTTCTACTACAAGTGTGTAGTAAGTTTTCTTTCTGTAAAGGTTTTTGCCTAAATCTTCTTTTACTAAAACTATATCAGTGTCTTTAAATTGTGTGTCCATAATATTCTCCTATTTGTTGTCTTCACTACTCATTAATAAAACAATGTAGTGTATTGCTTTTAATAAATCTTTTCTATTCTTACCAGCTTTCTTACCATATCGGCAAAGATACTTAATGGCATTTGCTTGGCAAAAATCTTTATCAATTCCTAGTTGGCGTAACATATCTTGTACCTGGAAACCGTCTTTGGTTGTACTATAGTGTTCGCCGTATGTGTTTTTTATGTAATCGTGTATTTCTTTTACTATTTTATCTTCACCGTATTTCATTATTGTATACCTCTTTCATTATAAATTGGCACATATTTTTTTGTAAGTTTTGGATTGAAGTCTTTTCTTAAAGATTGTCTATCCCATTTCTGGCCATAGTCATTGAATAGGTTTTTATTACCAGCAGCTGTTTCACCAAATGCTTCTTCATAAGTTTGATAGTATTGATCTTGGTCAATCAACTCAACTCTTGTAGAATTGGCAAAGTTTGATGCTGATTCTTTATAGTTCCAATCTAAAAACTTTATAATCTTCATCTTTGTTTTTTG